CTTTCGTGCAAGATTTTTTCCCAAAATGGGGCTGTCCCGAAAACCCAAAAGGGAAGTGATAAACAATGGCAGGTCGGCCACCGAAACCGGTTGAATTATTAGTGCTTGAGGGTAAGTCACACCGGACCAAAGCAGAACTTGAAACCCGCAAAAAAGCAGAACAACAGTTGCTCACCGGCATACAACTAAAAGCCTGGCCAGAGGTCCGGAAAAATGAACTTGCCAGGAAGGAATTCAACCGGGTTAAGAAACTACTAAAAATTATAGGGCATAACGATGCCCTCTACGAGGCAGTGATCAACCGCTACTGCATGATAGTCGCTGAGTGTAAACAGATTGAAGAAACGATAATACAATTGCATGCGGAGCTTGACGAACTAGCCGAGATGAAAGGGGCAGAGGACATCGACCCCATGCAGTATATTAAAGCTAAGGGCGATACCCATGATAGGGCTATCGCCTGGGACAAAAAGCTCATGGATAAACGGAAGATGCTGCTCCAGATAGAACGGGAAAACATCATGACAATTCTTGCGGCCCTACGTTCCATCCCGAAAAAACCTGAAGAAAAGCAGGAATCCCCCATGGCAGAATACCTACGCAAGAAAAAGGAGGCCACGAATAGGTGATGTAAATGCACGATAAAGAACGCGCCCTTGACACAATCGAATTTATTCAGATGCTCCACCTTACAGGCGACTTTTACGGTCAGCCTTTTTTATTGCTTGATTGGCAGTATCAGGTTATCTGGGATGTTTATGGCACCGTAAAAGACGATGGCTACCGGCAGTATCAGTATGCGTACTTAGAAATACCCAAGAAGAACGGAAAAACAGAAATGGTGGCAGGCCTCGGGCTTTACCACCTGATCAATGACCCGCCCAGTGGCCAGATATATTGTTGCGCTGCCGAAAGGGAACAGGCAAGTCTTGTCTACCGGGCTGCGAAGCAGATGATTGAGCAGGACCCGGCTTTGCAGGAAATGGTCCGGGTAGTTGACAGCAAAAAAGAAATCCATAACAAACACACCAGCACCTTTATGAAAGTTTTGTCTGCAGAGGCTTATTCCAAACACGGCCTGAACCCCACAGTTGTAATTTTTGACGAACTACATGCCCAGCCCAACCGTGACCTTTGGGACGTTATGACCTTTGGCGCCGGTGCTGCCCGGAAAGAACCGCTCTGGTGGGTAATCACTACTGCTGGGGATGATCCGGATCGCCATAGCATAGGCTGGGAAGTCCACGAATACGCAAGGCGTTTGATAGACGGGGAGATTGCCGATCCGATCTGGTATGCGAAAATCTACTGCGCAGACGATGATGACAATATTTTTGATGAAGCCGTATGGTATAAGGCCAACCCAAGTCTGGGGCACACCATTGAAATTGAAAAAGTGCGGCAGGAAGCGATCGGCGCCCGGAACGATGAGGGCAAGGAAAGGTTGTTCCGGTGGCTGCGGCTTAATCAATGGATTGCGCTTAAAACAGTTGGTTGGCTGCCGCTGACCTTGTGGGACCAGACTGTGGGCAAATGGAGCTCGGCAGACCTCACCGGCAAACGATGTTACCTTGGCCTTGACCTGTCGAGCACTACCGATCTTACTGCCGCTGCCCTGTTGTTTCCGCCGCAGGAAGGACTTGAAGAATGGGCAGCCATGTTTGAGGGCTGGATTCCGGCTGACAAAATGAAAGAAAGAATTGTCAGGGACAAGGTGCCCTTTGATCATTGGGTAAAGAAGAAATATATTCATGCGACACCCGGCGATATGGTGGATTACGATTTTGTTCGCGCCCGCATCGAGACACTTGCGACGCAGTATGACGTCAAATATCTTTGCACCGACCCCTGGAACTCCCGGATGCTTACTCAGCAACTGGCGAAAGCAGAAATTGAATCTTTAGAGGTGCCGCAGACGATTGCCGGCATGTCGCCGGGGATGAAGGAAATAGAACGCCTGCTACGGGCCGGCCAGATGACCCATGAGAAGAACCCCGTGGCTCGCTGGTGTTTCGGCAATATGGCGATAGTCATAGACGGCAATGAAAACATAAAGCCGATGAAAAACAAATCGGCTGACCGCATTGACATGATGGTGGCGCTCATTAACGCTATGAACATAGCCATTAGGCAAGAGGATGAAACTTTTATTTACAATATCCGCGGGATGCGGAGCCTGCTCTAAGGTGGTGATGTGTTGAACGTATTCCAGAAATTTAAGTTTGTTTTTTCCAACAGGTTTGAAGAAATGGTCCAGAAGTTCTTAATCGGTGAGGATGTAGTTGAGATTTCTACTGGCCCGATGAATACCACAACTGCCATGAAATACACGGCGGTTTTTGCCTGCTGCCGGGTGCTGGCTGAAACCTTCGCATCGGCACCGGCCAAGCTATACCGCAAGAAAAATGACGAGGAGCGCGAAAGCCGGAACGATCTGGCGGTCTACGAAATATTCCACGACCGGCCAAACGAAGAAATGTCGCCGTTTAACTTTAAGGAATCCTGCATGAACGCTTTAAACCTGGAAGGCAACTCCGTCAGCGAGCGACTCGTCACCCGCCGCGGTGAACTGGTAGGGCTTTATCCTTACCAGTGGCAACAGGCGAAAATTGATCGCGACCCGGATACAAAAAAACTGCGTTATAAAATCTATAACGGCAAAAGCATAACGCCGGCGAAAGAGCTCACCCGGGCGCAGGTTTTTCACGTTCCCGGCCTTTCCCTCGACGGGGTGATCGGTTTATCTCCGATTGAATATGCTGCAAGTGCCATTCGCCTGGGCCGCAATTATGAAGACTTCGGCAACAAAATGTTTCATAATGCTGCGATGCCCAGCGGGGCTTTCACTACAGTGGGTACATTAAACGATCAATCGTTTGCCCGGCTGAAAAAGGAGCTCAAGGAAAACTACATTGGGATGAAGCAGGTTGGTACGCCAATGCTTCTGGAAGGCGGGGTGACGTTTACCCCGTTTTCCATGAAGCCAATCGACGCGCAGTTGATTGAAAACAAGAAGTTTCAAATAGAGGACATCGCTCGAATCTACCGGGTACCGCTGCACCTGATCCAAAACCTGGACCGTGCTACCAATAACAATATCGAGCATCAGTCCTTGGAATTTGTGATGTATACAATGCTGCCCTGGTTCAAGCGCTGGGAAGAAAACATCAACATGCAGCTTCTGACACCGGCAGAGCGGCGGGCCGGATACTATATGGAGTTTGACCTGCGCGGGCTGCTGCGGGGCGACACCCTTTCCCGCAGCCGGGCTTACGCCGTGGGCCGCCAGTGGGGCTGGTTGTCTGTAAACGACATTCGGAAACTTGAAAATATGCCGCCGATTATTAATGGCGATCGCTATCTGGAACCGCAAAATATGCGGGAAGCCGGAAACGAAAAAGTTATAGAAAACGCCGCTAAGCAGATCGCAAAGATGCTGCGCGAAGGGGGTGAATTAACTTGAGATTCTGGAACTTTACCGAAACCGATGACGGCGCCGTCGAGCTCCGAATATTCGGAGAAATAATTGATGACAGTTGGGCCTGGATCTATGAGTGGTTAGGCGAACCCTATGCCTCGCCAAACAAGTTTCGGGCTGAACTGGAGGAACACAAGGGTAAAGACATTGTTGTCCGGATCGATTCCCCCGGCGGAGATGTATTTGCGGCTGTGGGTATCCATACAGCGCTGATGGAGCATAAAGGCAGGGTCACAGTAAAAATCGACGGCAAGGCATTTTCTGCTGCTTCAATTATTGCCATGGCCGGTAAGGAAATCCTGATGAGCCCCGGCAGCATGATGCTGGTCCATAATCCCTGGTCCTATACTGAGGGCGAGGCAAAGGACATGCGGCATGTAGCAGATATCCTTGATGAAATCAAAGAAGCAATTATGAACGTCTACGAACTTAGAACCGGACGGACCCGTGAAGAAATATCTGCCATCATGGATGAGGAAACGCCCATGGCACCACAAAAAGCGATTGAAGAGAAGTTTGCTGACGGGATGCTTTATACAGAAACAGCCGCGGCAATCAAAAATCATTACCTGGCTACTTATCGGCCCATGATACAGAACAGTCTTAAAAGAACCATCACTAAGGCGCTAGAAATCAAAGAAAAGCAGGATCATGCTCCCGAAGAGCAGCAAAACCAACTACCCGAGGAATGCCCGGTTAACCGGGCTTTTGATAGGCGGCGCATCAGCGTGCGCGAAAAAATCCAAAACAGGAGGAAAAAAGCACATGGATAAGTTACAAAAGCTGTTAGCCCGGCAGGATGCGCTGCTTGGGCAGATGACTGTCCTGGCTGACAAAGAAACGCTCACCGAAGAGGAAGTTGCATCCTATGATGTTATGGATGCAGAGTACGAAAAGAATGAAGCGGAAATAAAGCGCCTGGAGGTCCTTGCCCAGCGCAAGGCAAAGGCGACCGAGCCGGTCAACGAACCCGTAGTAACCGTTACCAACGAGCCGGCCCCGAAACCCTACAAAAACCTTGTAGCACAGCTTCGGGATGTCAAGGCAGCGGCGCAAGGCATGGTTTCCGAAAATCTGTTGAAGGTTCATAATGCCATGGGCGGCAACGTCGGCATCGGTCAGGAGGGCGGCTTTGCCGTGCAGACCGACTTCGCTGGCGCGATTATGGAATCAGCGGCCAATGCCGGGAACATCCTGCCTCTGGTGGACAGCTATCAGGTAACAGACGGCAGCAATGCCGTCAAGTGGATTGATATTGATGAAGGCGATGTGTCGACGACCGTGTTTGGCGGTGTCCGCGTTTACTGGGCGGCAGAAGCTGCCGAAGTGGCGGCATCGCATCCGAAGCTGGCGGAAAAAGAATTAAAGTTGGAAAAGCTGATGGGGTTCGCCTATGCGACCTATGAGTTAGAAGCTGATTCCAGCTTTGTCAATACCCTTTACACCCGGGCATTTTCGCTGGCAATCCAGCGGGCGCTTGAAGCCGCCATTGTCTCCGGTGACGGTGTGGGCAAGCCCCTGGGGTTCCTGAAAAGCGGGGCTCTGGTAGAAGTAGCCAAGGAAAGCGGGCAGAAGGCGGCGACCATCACCTGGGCGAACCTATCCAAAATGTATCACCGTATCTTGGACAAGTCGAAAGCGGTCTGGCTGGTCCATCCCGATGCACACGAACAGTTTGATTTCCTGGAGTTTCCGGTTGGCACCGGCGGCGTTCCCGTCTACCTGCCCGCTACACAGCAGGGAAGCATTGACACCTTGCGCGGCAAGCCTATCGTGGAAAGCGATCACTGTTCTGCCCTTGGCGCTAAAGGCGATATCAACCTTGTGGATCTTTCGCAGTATATGCTGGCCTACAAGGGTGGCGTGGATGCAGCAACTTCAATCCACGTCCAGTTCCTGACTGCCGAGAACTGTTTCCGGTTCATCTTCCGGGCCAATGGCTTGCCGAAAAGAAACAAGACCCTGACCATTAAAAATTCCTCTGCTGCCCGCAGCCCTTATATTGCGCTGGCAGCCAGAGCATAAGGAGGACAAAACAACATGTTTACAAAAATACCTGAGCGTTTTCGCTCCCGCGTGGCACTAGAACCACAGGCGACAGGAGGCGCTACGGGCGGCAAGGGTTATCTTGATCCGACCCCCGGTGTTATGGGCATCACCCTGCGCTGTATTGTCGCCATGGGCGCCGCAGCTGCTTTGACCCTGTCCCTCAAAACGGCTGCCGATGCAACAGACAGCGGCGGCACTGCCGCTGCCTACCCTGTAAATGTTCCGATCTACGTTAACGGCGTGCGGATTGCTGATGCGAAGTCATACGAGGTGCCGGCAACCGACAACGGTAAAAACGTCATCGTTGATTTCTGCATCGACCCGGCTACTGTTCCTGCAGGGGAATTCGTTGGTATTAGTTATGCCCAAAGCAACGCATCCAATATCCTTTCGGTTGAAATGATCGAGGACGTGGCCTATAAACCGACCGCGAGCTAAGAATAACCTAGATTTAACTGGCCGCCTCTAACCGGGGCGGCCTTAATATCATAGCGGAACCACCGCTTAAAAAAGGAGACGATCAATGTGGCTGTAGCCAATGTAGGCTCCAAATGGGTTGACGGCAATCTGATATTTTTCTCTAAATTGGACGGGCAGGTGCTGCTTGTTATTAACGCTGAAAGCAAGGAAATAACTGTTCCTGCCGGCGCGGGCTTTGATATTGGGGACGGCGCAATCGCTGTTACCAAACCGGATGAGAAATCGGTTGATGTTGTCGGCGAAAAGCTGACCGTGCTGGTGGATGATACAACGATCGAAATTGACGACACGGCCGGCCTGCAGACGAAAGGTGTTTCGGGTTCTTTTAAGGATTATAACGAGAAGATTGTTGTTGTGACCAACGGCATTATTACCGATCTGGACGGTGAATAAACATGGCTATTACTTTAATTTCCGGCCCGACGCCCAGATACATCGGGACTGAAACTGAACGCTCAAGCATGGACCCGGCCCCCGTCGTAGGCGCCGAATATTTTGAATCCGATACCGGGCTGACTTACGTTTTCTGCGGCGGTTCGACCTGGACGCTGAAACTGTATCCGGCAGAAGAACCGGCGCCGGATGCCTAAGGCGGTGATGAAATGTTTCTAAAATTGATTGAAGCTCCGGAAACGGAGCCCGTAACTATCAAGCAGGCTGTGAGGCACTTAAATGAATATGAAGAACCGGGGCCCGAACCGGGAAATGATGGACCCGAATCGTTGGAAACCGAGGAAGAACCGGCGGAGGCCGAAGACGAAACTGTTGAAACCTATACCCTGGAGGACCATATTGCCGATCTAATTGCTACCGCCCGGGAATCCTGCGAGGAGTACCAGAACAGGGCTTATTTAACGCAGACATGGGAACTATGGCTGGATGCCTGGCTGCCGGTAATTACTCTTCCCCGGCCGCCCTTGCAGTCAGTTGAATCCATCTGCTGGTATGACAGGGAGCATCAGGCACATACCATTGACCCAGCGGACTATTTTGCGGACACGAACAGCGAACCGGGCCGGGTATTTCCGCTGAAGCCCTGGCCGGCCGGGGTGCGGGCTGCCGGCGGCATCTGTATTACCTTTAAGGCCGGCCATGACGAAGAGGCAAAGGTGCCCCGCCGCGTGCGGCAGGCGATTTTGTTGCTGGTGGCGGAATGGTACTTGAACCGCGAGGCAACAAGCCTGACTGGAAAATCCGGCGCGGAAAAATTCAACCGGGAGATCCCCTTTGGGGTAACCCGGCTATTAGATTATGACAGGGTGATGCCGGTATGATCAAAGCGGGTGAACTGCGGCACCGGGCGGAGATTTTAAAACCAAAAGAGGCAACCAACACTGACGGCAACCCGCTGGAGGAATACGAATCCTTCAAAAAAGGCGTCCCTGTAGGTTTCCAAAAAGCGCCCTGGGGCCGGGAATTCTGGGATGCCCAGGCGCTTCATGGTGTAAGTGCCCGGCGACTGATGCTGCGATATATCCCCGGCTTGCGTGAAGACATGCTGGTTGTGATAAACGGCAGAACATATTCAATTATTCCGCCGATTGACAATGTAGCCGACCTAAACCGGGAGCTCGTGCTTACGGTAAAAGAGGTGATCTGATGGAACTTTCTTTTGAGGTAGAAGGCATGAGTGATTTTATTGATACTGTCGATCGCTTGATTGAAGGTACAAAACCGGACAAAATTGAGCCAATCCTTTCCCGGGCTGCCGACCCAATTGCAAGGGAAGTCAGGAGTCGGACCCCTGTTGGCCCTACAAGTAACCTGAAAAAAGCAGTCAAAAAGAAAAAGCTCCAGCGATTTTTTGGGCAACCAGCACCCTACATTGTAGCTATCGACCGCAAAAAAGCCCCCCATGCCTGGCTGGTAACGCATGGCACGTCCGGCGTCCGCCCGGTGGACCCGTCGCACCTTACAACTTTGGGCGGCCGGTTGGTAAAGATTACCCAGACCGGCGTCATGCCGCCAAACCGCTTTTTCGCCGAGGGAGTTGAGGCGAAGCAGGGTGAAGCACTATCCATTGTTGAGAAAGGCGTGGCGGACATTCTGGAGGAGGCAATGAAATGAACCTGAAAGTTGAAACCGCAAAGCGCCTCCTGGCCGTAAATGAACTAACAGACATTACAGGCACCAGAATTTACCGCGGCAACCGCCTTCCCCGGAATCAATCTATCCAGCCGCCACATATCATTATCTGGCAAATATCAAAAACGCCGCATTATGATCATGAAGGTTATTCCGGGTTGACTGACGCAACTTTGCAGATATCCTGTTTTAGCCCCGACCCGGACCAGGCGGATACCATGGCGGCCCTAGTACGGCAGAGCATGGAGGCATGGCCGGCTGAAACAGATAGCATTGACAACGTTTTCTTGGAGGACGAATCCGAAAACTTTGAATATGAAACCCTGATTCATCACATCGCCCTTGACCTGGCGATTGCTTATCACGAATAGGAGGTAAAAAAAACAATGAGCGACACTGTTGCACGAAAAACCCACGGGACTACCCTGTGGCGTGGGCAAGAGCGTGTAGCCCGGCTTTTGAATATCGATCCGCCGGAAATGTCCAGGGACGACATGGACGTGACTGACCATGACAGCCCGGACGGCTTCCGGGAATTTATACCTGGTTTAAAGCAGGCCGGGGAGGTCCCTGTTGAAGGGCACTTGATTCCGACTGACAGCACCCAAACAGGACTATTAGCCGCTGTAGACATAGACGTGCCCGAGGAATGGACGATTAAGTTCCCAACCGTTCCAGAACTACGTATCAGGTTCGACGGTTATGTAAAAAGCTTTAAGGTGGGCGCCGCGCCCGTTGACGGCAAAATGACGTTTAACGCCGTGATCAAAGTTACGGGCAAACCCGTCATTGAAACAGATGAATCCAACGGCTTATCTGCCCTGACTTTGAGCCAAGGCACTCTAACACCTGTTTTTGATGGTGATGTTCACGAATATTTCGCATCTGTCACCAACGAGGACAGCGCGATAAAAGTTACCCCGACCGCCGAAGGCCATACCATTACCGTCAATGGGACAAAAGTCACATCTGGGCAGGCATCCGGAGACATCGACCTGGTTGCTGGAGAACTGAACCCGATCACCATCAAAGCATGGGAAACCGGCAAGGCCCCGAAAGTCTATGTTGTGAAAGTTTACCGGGCGGAGGCATAATCCATGAACGGAACTGAAATTGAGCTTGGCGGCAAATCCCGGAAACTGCGGTATGATTTTAACGCTATTGCTGACATCGAGCAGAAAGCCGGCATGGGCATCGGAGCGATGTTCGACGAGAATCGGGTCGGCTTAAATTCTGTCCGCCTGCTGGTCTGGGGCGGCCTGAAGTGGCAGGAGCGGGGATTGACGATTGAGCGGGCCGGGCAGTTTTTGCAGGATTATATTCGTGATGGTGGAACGATAGAGGACATAATGAACGGAATCCATAAAGCATTGGAGCAGAGCGGTTTGATTCGGTTTGCAGAGGTAGACGAGGGAAACCCGGAGGCGGAGACGGACTAGGTTCCGATCTCCGCTTTGCTTTTTATATAGCGGAATATGAAAAGGTAGCGGCTCAGGCTAGCCTTTTGCCCTGGCAGTTCTGGCGGATGACTCCGGCAGAATTTTTGATTTATATCGAAGGGTTCCGGTGGCGGGAGGACCAGAACTGGCAGCGGACTGCCTGGCAAACAGTTTTGATTGTAAACCACTGGCGTAAAAAGGAAGATCATTTGACTATTGATGATTTATTACCAGAACAGAGAAAAAACAAGCAGATAAAAGAGCCGGCAACTGATGAGCAGATGGCGGAAACAATGATTGCCTGGGCGCTGGCCTTGGGCGCAGAGGATAGACGGAAGCACAGGGGGGCGGTGTAATGGCTGAAAAAAAACTAATGCTGGTTGTCGGCGCGAAAGCATCGGAATTTAACCGCACCATGGCCGATGTAAGAAAGCAGACCAAAGATATCAGCAAAACATTCAAAGACGTAGGTCGTGACCTGCAGACCGTGGGCAAATCCCTGACTGCATCCGTCACCGTTCCCATCATGGCCGTGGGCGGGGCGGCGGTAAAATATTTTGGTGATTTTGAGCAAGCTATGACACAATCAACTGCTATCATGGGCGATCTCTCTGACGATATGCGCAAGAAGATGGAGCTGGCGGCCCGGGAAATCGGCAAGACTACTAAGTTCGGCGCCACCGAGGCAGCTCAGGCCTTTGAGTTCCTGGCCCTGGCCGGCCTGGATGCTGAACAATCTATTGCCGCTTTGCCCCAAGTGGCTGCCTTTGCGCAGGCTGGCAACTTTGACTTGGCCCGGGCAACCGATCTGGCTACAGATGCCCAGGCGGCCCTCGGGCTGGCCTCGGAGGACGCACAAGAAAACTTGCAGAACTTAACCCGTGTTACTGATGTGCTGACCCGGGCAGCGACCTTGGCCAACGCAAACACAGAGCAGTTTTCCGAATCTTTGACGGAAAAAGCGGGGACGGCCCTGCGTAACTTGAATAAAGACGTCGAAGAAGGCGCCGCGGTCCTGGCCGTATTTGCGGACCAGGGCGTCAAGGGCGGCGCTGCCGGGACAACGTTGAACGCTACCCTGGAGGGCCTCTCCCGGCAGGCAATTATCAACAAAGACACCTTCAAGGAATACAACGTCGAGGTTTTTGACGCTGAAGGGAATATGAAGAACCTGGCCGATATTACTGAGGATCTCGAAAAGGCCCTGGGCGGCATGTCCGTGGAAGAACAGCGGGCAACCCTGATGAAAATGGGGTTTAACCGTCAAGCCTTAAATGGTATCCAGATGCTGATGGGCAATTCTGACGCTATCCGGGGCTATGAAGCAGAACTGCGAAAAGCCGGCGGAACCGTCCAGGACGTTGCCGAAAAGCAGATGGATAACCTTTGGGACCAGTTGGGTTTGATCAAAGATCAGCTTATCGATGTGGCGATTGAGCTTGGGCAGCACCTTGTCCCGATTATCAAAGATACTGTTTTGCCCATGTTGGAAAAGTTTGTGGAGTGGATAGGCCGGCTGGCAGAATGGTTCGGCAACCTTTCCCCTTTTTGGCAAGAATTTATCGTGGCGGCAGGCGCATTGGCCGCAGCACTTGGCCCGGCATTGTTAATAGCCGGTAAAATTGCTACAGCGATTGGGGCACTGATTCCGATCATCGGCAAAATCATGGTAGTCGTTAAAGCTGTTGGTGCCGTTATTGCCGGGGTAGTTTCCGGCCCGGTATTGATCGCCATTGGTATAATTGCCGGGCTGGTTGCCATCGGCGTGCTGGTGTATAAAAATTGGGAAAAAATTAAAGAGACGTTGGATAATGTATGGGGCGCAATCGTAGCTTTCTTCACGGAAACTATCCCGGAAGCTATAGAAACCGGTTTAAAATGGTTCAGCGAACTTCCCGGCAAAGTGGCGGAATTTGTGAATGAATTGCCCGGGAAAATTGGTTATGCACTAGGCGTGGGCTTGGGAACTATAATTAAATTTGGTATAGATGCTGTAAACTGGGCCATAACTGAAGTACCCAAATTTATTGAAAGTATTATCAAATTTTTTAAAGAGCTACCGGGCAAAATTTGGGAATGGCTCAAGGTAGCCCTGCAAAAGTTGGGCGAATGGGCTGTGGAGGGTTTAAAAACAGTTGGGAAATGGGGCACAGACCTGCTTGCCTGGGCGAAAAGAGAATTGCCGGGAATTGTTGATAATATCGTTAGTTTTTTCAAGGGTTTGCCTGGCAAACTTTTAGAAATCGGTAAGGATCTGGTGCGGGGGCTCTGGGATGGGATTAAATCCATGGGCAAATGGATAGGCGATAAAGTATCTGGTTTCGTTGAAGGTATCACCAAAGGAGTAAAGGGCGTCCTGGGCATCACTTCTCCGTCACGTGTTTTTATGGGCATTGGCGAAAATATCAGCCTGGGCCTGGCCAGGGGAATAACGGAAGCCAAAAATGCCGTTGACAGTGCAGTATCCGGCCTTGTTCCTCCGCAAGTAAATGTAGGGCTTGCCGGGGGTGGCAGTATGGCTGTTGGTGAAGGGCAGGCGGGTATAAGCGCTTCTGTTGCCCCTACCCCAACGGCATCCAGCGGTGANATGACGCTAATTGTCAAGATCGGCGAGGACGCCATCATGGAGAAAATCATATCAAACATCAATCGTAAATCCCGTATCAGCGGCGAAACAGTAATTGTGACTTAAGGGGGGGGGCAGGAATGGCTATACTACAAATCGACAGCACGGACATACCCGCGCCTTCTGTTTTCCGAATACCGCAGTATGA